CATGCTGTCTTAGGTATTGACTCCTCTTACAACGTCTCCATTTCAAAAAACTTAATATTTGAAGGCGCAACAGCTAATGATTTTGAAACAACTCTTACTGTTGTTGATCCTACAGCTGATAGAACTTTGACCTTACCTAATGTTGATGGTACAGTAATCACTACAGGAAACCTGTCAAGCATTACAGCGGTTGGTACTCTGACTGGGTTGACAACTACTGGCGGTTTTACCATAAACAATGCGTCGCCTACTATCTATCTGCAAGACACCGATAACCGTTCGTCAATGATTCATTGCAACAGCAATTTGTTTTATGTGTTGCGTGGTGATGGAACTAACTCATTAAGTTTTGCAACAGTTGGCGGTGAATGGCCTTTAGTAATTAATCTTGAAAACAATAATGCAAGAGTTGGTAATAACGTTGTCGTAGCAAATAATGGTGCTGCACCAGCGGTAACTGTTGGTAATTGGTCGGGTTCAAGTGCTTTTGCATCAGTTGAAACTACTAAAGGCTATATGCTTCTTGGTGCTACATCAGGAAACGACAATGTTTATCTACGTGCAAGAGGCGCAAACAATGTTTACATTGGTGGCAACGAACAAAATGTTCTTACTGTCGGACCTTCTTCGTCGTCATTTACTGGTGATGTTTCTTGTAATAGTTCATTTATTACTACTAACTATTATATTTCAACAGCAAGCCCCACAGGTTCGGGTTCTGCAGCGCAATGGCTTGGAGCGTTTGGTCAGTGGTATTTGATTCGTAATACTTCAACACGCAACGACAAAGAAAATGTGCAACCGTTGAACGGCATTGTTACGGCAAGTATGATTGATGATATTGATGTCCTTTTGTGGAGTCGCAAAAATGCTGGGGGTATTCCCGAGATTGGCCCGATGGCTGAAAACATGGATGACATCTCACCATTCCTGTCAACTCGTGGCATGGACTATGACAAGGACATGAATGTCGTCGCTACTGACCCTAATGGTATTAACACAAACTCTTGGATGAGTTTAATGACAATAGCAATTCAAGATATTCGACAACGACTACAACAATTGGAGAACAAATGAATGATCAACAGTTAGATGCAAATAAGGTTATTGAATCATTACTACGACAGGTTTCGGAATATGCTCAAAAAGTTGCTATGTTAGAAGCTTATATTGCGTCGACCACAAAAGAACCTCAAGAAAATACTCAATAATTATCTAGTTTAGAAAGGAAATTAAATGGCAACTAGTAAAAGAAAAAGGCGTCCAGCGACGTCGCCAGAAGCTAGAGAAAACCAGTTAATTTCCTCTGCGATTGACCTAGCTGAAAAGCAAATTCAAGATGGAACCGCCGCTGCTCAAGTAATTACACATTATTTGAAGCTTGGATCCACGCGAGAAAGACTAGAGCAAGAACGTTTAGCTAATGAAAATGAAGTTTTGAGGGCCAAAGTAGAAGCAATGGCCTCATCGAAACGCATTGAGGAGCTTTACGAAGCAGCACTTAATGCAATGCGCAATTACTCGGGCAAATATTCAACTACCGACGATGATGAGTTTGATTATGAAGATTAGAAAGTTTTCAGAACTATTAGACTTAGAAACATTCGAGGAAAGATTTGAATATTTAAAATTAAACGGTGAAGTTGGGCGATCTACATTTGGATTTGACCGATATTTGAATCAAAACTTTTATCAGTCAGCCGAATGGAAGAGAGCTCGACGCACTGTTATAATTAGAGATAATTCATGTGACTTAGGAATTTACGGCTATGAGATTAATCATGGTTTAGTTGTTCACCACATGAATCCAATGACTTCTGATGACATTGTTCATGGAGAAAGTTGGATATTTGACCCGGAGTATTTGATTTGTGTAACCGATAGAACACACAACGCAATACATTATGGCGATGCTAGCTTATTAAACATTAAGTTTACACCACGATCAGCAAAGGATACAAAACTATGGTAATGTCAGGAATTGAAAATCTAAAAGCCTCTGCTAGGGGTTTGAAGCTTGCTCCAGCTGAGCAAGAGTATGCTGATGCCCTAACTAGTATAGCTGACAAGTACGGTAAATTATCAGACTATGATGAGAACGGTATTTGGGTCGGCTATGTTAGGGCCAGTCAAAACGATAACTTGAAGCGTGGTGTAGCCTGTGTCAATTGTTATTTTTACGAAAGTGAAACTAAAGAATGTCACATCGTTAAAGTTAAAATCGAACAGGGTGGATATTGTAGACTAGCAGCAATCTATCCCGGCCTAGTAACAAAGTAGAAGTGAACTATGGAAACAAGTATTTTAAAAAGTACAAAGAAAAGCCTAGGATTAGATGCAACGTACACTCCGTTTGATCAAGATATTTTAGTATGCATTAACTCCGCATTAGGAACACTAACACAAATTGGTGTATTACCTAATGCTGGATTTTCTGTAGTCGACGCTACTGACACTTGGAGTGAGTTAAATTTGTCGCTACCAATGCTTGGTATGGTTAAGAGCTATATTTATGTGAAGGTTCGAGTATTGTTTGACCCACCAACAACTTCGTTCTTATTGTCAGCATATCAAAAACAAACAGAAGAGTTTGAGTGGCGCCTTAAAATGTTAAAAGAATACGAAACAAGTTTGTTGTGATTAGTTATGGCTACTGAAGAAATTATATCTTTTAGAACTAGTAAATGGAAAAGGTTTGATCCTGATTTTGCTGAAATGATTCGCACAGAGCATCCTGATATTTGGAAGCTCGGTGGAAACATCAGAGGTAATGATCAATACCGAAAACTATATCCAATAACAAAACGAAATGGTGTTCCAAATTCGCAGGTTGAAATTGATGCTCTAAAGTTAAGAGAAGCATGGAACGCAAGACATTACAATGATTTTAGAATTGCGGGAGTTATCGCGCAAGTCAAATGGCTAGCAGTAGGAAGTCGAGGTGAACAATATATGAAAAATTTAATCAATGAAGAAATTGAAAAAAGGTCTGATTCAATCAGCCAATCTATGAGCCTAGAAAATCACTTAGCACATTACGGCAAAAAACGTATGCGTTGGGGTGTTCGTAAATCAAGTTCGGGTAAAACATCTGCAAAAGTTCCAAAAAGAACAAGTTATAAAAAGCCGCCAACAAAATTATCTGACGCTGAACTTCAACGTAGGGTTAAGCGTTTAGAAACAGAAAAAAGATACATAGAGTTAAACAAAGCTACTAAAACAACCGGTAAAGGTAGAAAAGTAGCTGATAAAATACTATCACAAACTGGAAACGCTGCTGCTACCGCAATTGCTGGTGCTGTTATTGGCGGAGCTGGAGTAGCTATAAAATCGGCATTGAACAAAGCTAAAACTTAGGAGATTAAAATGAACAATTTTAATAACATAGACACTTACCTTGAACACTACGGTAAAAAAGGTATGAAGTGGGGCGTTCGTAATCGTGCAGCACGATCACTTGGATTTGGTGGATACGCCACTAGAGCTGCAGCTAAGTCAAAAGCAAAAGCAGCAAGCCCAAAAGGCATTGCCAAACAAAACCGTAAAGATGCAAAAGAATTGAAAGCAAGGCTAAAATCAGACGCACGTTACGAAAAGTATAAAGCAAATAAACCAACTGCAGCACAACTGAAAAAGAATAGACAAAGAGCTAAAGTTGTTGGTGGTGTAGCTATTCTAGCAGGCACTGCCGCAGCAGGAGTTGTTTTAGGTAGGCGAGGAAGAATTAAAATTTCAGACGCCAATAAGATGGCAAGCGCTAAGTCAGCTAAACTTGTAAGTGAAGTTGGTTCGTTCTTTGTTAAAAACAGTGTAGATAGAACTATATTAGCAGCTAACGTACGAGATATTGCTGAAGGACTTTACTAAAATGAACAATTTTGATGATGTAGACACTTATCTCGAACACTTTGGTAAAAAGGGTATGAAGTGGGGTAAAAGAAGCGCAAGTTCAAACGCTACTTCTACATCTAGTGGTGTAAAACAAACCGAACAGAAACCAAAAATGTCTAATAAGAAAAAAGCAGTTATTGCGGCTAGTGTTACCACTGCTTTTGTTGGTGGAGCATTTTTAGCTAGTCCAAAGGGAAGAAAAACATTGTCCACATTAATTTCTAAATTAAAAAATAATCCCACGACAACCGTAAAACCAACAGTAACATTTACTAAACAAGGAAAACCTGTACAAAAAGTAAAGTTTAAATCATATTCTCAAGATCTCAAAAAACTTAAAAGTTATGTTGATAGTCTTGAAAAAGATCTGGGTTTACCACCAGCAACAGCATCCGAAATAGCTGCTGCTGGAAAAAAGCTTGGGTTTAAATAGGAGGTTAAATTGGTACTATCAAATACAAAAACTCCTATTTATTATGGAGAATTTAGAGATTCAGTTGTTTCTGGAAAAACGTTAGTTAATAAAGAAATCTCTATGGAGATGAATAGAATTGATTCTCTAATAGAAAATCCAGATATGTATTATGACGATGAAGCTGTAAACGGTTTTATCGACTACTGCGAAAAAGAGTTAACATTAACTGATGGTACTGATCTTCACCTATTAGACACGTTTAAAGTATGGGCCGAACAAATTTTTGGATGGTATTATTTCGTTGATAGAAATGTTTACGACCCAAAAGTAAATAGTGGTAAAGGTGGTTTTGTTTTAAAGACTGTTAAAAAGCGTCTAACAACAAAACAATATTTGATAATAGCTAGAGGTGCGGCTAAGTCAATGTATGCTTCGTGTATACAATCATATTTTTTAAATGTCGACACCTCTACTACTCATCAAATTACAACATCACCAACAATGAAACAAGCTGAAGAAGTAATGTCACCGTTACGAACGGCGATTACACGTTCTAGAGGTCCTCTTTTTAAATTTCTAACAGAGGGATCAATTCAAAATACTACGGGCTCTAGAGCTCATCGAGTAAAACTAGCGTCTACTAAAAAGGGTATTGAAAACTTTCTTACTGGTTCTATACTTGAGATTCGACCCATGTCAATTAATAAGCTACAAGGTTTAAGACCTAAAGTAGCTACCGTTGATGAATGGCTTTCTGGAGATATTAGAGAAGACGTTGTTGGTGCAATTGAACAAGGAGCGTCTAAGTTAGATGACTACTTAATTCTAGCAATTAGTTCTGAAGGAACAGTTAGAAATGGTTCCGGCGACACAATTAAAATGGAATTGTCTAATATTTTAAAAGGTGAGTACTTAGCGCCACACGTTTCTATTTGGTATTACAAACTAGATTCTATTGAAGAAGTTAGTGATCCAGCCATGTGGATTAAAGCCAATCCAAATTTGGGAAGAACCGTAACCTACGATGTATATCATTTAGATGTCGAAAGAGCTGAAAAGGCTCCAGCATCTAGAAATGACATACTAGCTAAAAGATTCGGTATACCGATGGAGGGTTACACGTATTTCTTTACATACGAAGAAACGTTACCCCATCCTCAAAGAGACTTCTGGCAAATGCCCTGCTCTTTAGGAGCGGACCTTTCTCAAGGTGATGACTTTTGTGCATTTACTTTTCTATTCCCGTTCTCAAATTATTCTTTTGGTATTAAAACGGTTAGTTATATTACTTCGTTAACATTAATGAAACTTCCTGGAGCAATGCGTCATAAATATGAACAATTTGTAAATGAGGGTAGTCTTCATGTTTTAGAAGGAACTGTTTTGGATATGATGGAAGTTTATGATGACTTAGATCAGTTAATCATGGCTAATAACTATGATGTTAGATGTCTAGGATTTGACCCGTATAACGCAAAAGAATTTATAACTAGATGGGAATCTGAAAACGGACCCTATGGAATTCAAAAAGTTATTCAAGGTGCTAAAACAGAATCTGTTCCCTTAGGAGAATTAAAGATTCTATCTGAGGAACGAAAGTTAATATTTGATCAAGAGTTGATGTCTTTTGCTATGGGTAATGCTGTAACATTAGAAGACACAAATGGTAATAGAAAACTTTTGAAAAAAAGAAGTGAAGAAAAAATCGATAACGTTGCTGCTTTATTAGACGCATACGTCGCTTATAAAGCGCACAAAGAAGCATTTGAATAGGAGAAATAAAATGAATTTTGATAGCGTAGACAATTATCTTGAGCATTACGGCAAAAAAGGTATGAAGTGGGGCGTTCGAAGTAATGTTACAACAGCTGGATATAGTAAAGCTGGTATCGGTAGAAGTTATAGAAACAAAAGTGGAAAACGTG